AGTTTCACAGATGATGTCCTTTGTGGGGGAATCAGCTTTGAGCTTGCTTTATGACGTTATGGGTACCAAGGAGCTGTTTGGAACAAAAGGTTGGGATTTTGATAAAGGCATAGAAGATCTTCCCTATAAAGCCGAAACTTCCCCTGGTTTGCGACCAGGTCCACCTAAGCAGCAATTTAAAGTAGGAGAAGATCGTTTTGTCTTTACAACGGGAGGCTCGAAAGGTGTGCAAATGCCGTATGCCATAAAGGTAGTGAAGAAAGCAGTGGCTGACTTCCGCCTTCATGGGGTCTTTAAGCTTCCTCAAACTCTGACGGAGATAGATTTGAAGTATGAGACCTTTAATTGCTATGGGGAAACAGATGAGATCATAATAAAGACAAATGAAAAAGTTCGATACATATGGTTGAGTGACTGCCTGGAGTATATAATGTGTACAGCGACATGTGGTTACAGGCAAAAATTGGAGCGTCGATCCCCGATATTGATAGGAGTTAAGTTTGTTAAGGGAGGGGCTTTGAAGTTTGCAGAGATGTGTCATTATGCTTCCCTTCTTCATTTTTGGCTTATAGGAGATTTGCATGGTTATGATTTTTCTATAAAGCGGTTTTACCTTAATCTGTATGTTATGGAGAATCTTCGCTACTTTGATAAAAAGTTTTTTAAGAATGTTAGTGATTACCATCTGTTTGTGGAGATGACAAAATGGGTGGCAGCAACACTGGGGATGAAGATAATAAAGAATCCAGATGGCACATGGGAGATATTGGAAGGTTCTATGGCTTCGGGCAGAAAAGATACATCCCACGGGGATTCGTGGATTTTTGCTTTGGTGTTCTTCATGTATGTCTGTTATTATGTCAGGACAAAGGAGTGCGGGAGTGAATTGTTGAGAAGTGTCTTGACGTTCATGACTGGGATAAATGTTTTTGGAGATGATTTCGTTGCTTGGGTAGAGCTTCGCTTCCGTCATATCATAAATTTTAAGTCTTTTAGTGCGTTTATCGAGAAATTGGGGATGCGCTTTAAGGAAGGAGAGGATAAGTTTAATTTTCTCACTGAAATAGATGAGTTTGACGAGGTAAGAAAAGAAGGAGTTAAGCTTTTGCAAGTTTTGTTTGTTCACAGGGATTCTGTGTCAGATGATGTTAGATTGCCGCTCGTTTTACCTTATAAAAAGTCGGACCGTTTGATGTGTCGTTCAATTTATGGAAATGGGGAACCGAGAATGATATTGGATTATGCTGTGTCAGCTATAGGAACCGTGTGGGCTTCCTATGGAACAAATAAAAGAATTTATGATTTTTTTAAGTGGTTTTTTGAGCAGATAATTTTTAAGTCAGGGACGCATGATTGGGTTGGAGAGTATTTTTCTACGGTTAAGAGCCGAGGAGTTATAACTAATTTATTGCGTAAAGCAAATATATCAATAGACCAGTTAAAAAAAGGATTTCCAACTAGGGAAGAGTTGTTGAAAGGGAACTACGAAAAACAAGAGGAACATTTATATTACCATGATAAGAATGATTTCGTCATCTAAAAAAAAAAAAAAAAAAAAAAAAAAG